AGCAGCAGGTTTGCATACAAAATTCATTAAAGAATATACCGCTAATCATATTGAGCAAAATAGCATTGATGCTTATGGTTACAATAAAAATGAATTAGTACAAAAGACCTGGAGTTTGCATAGCAACAATGTATCTGGTTATACAAATGGAAATAAAACTTATTTTATAAACTTATGAAAATACTTTGTATAACTTCAGCCAATTCGGGTGTAGGACTGCACCGAATTATGATGCCTATTGTTTATATGGAAAAAGAGTACGCACTTATTACCGATGTATTGAATGACGAACTACTTGAACAAGGTTGGGATATTGTGTTAATGAATAGAATGCTTAACGAGATTGATGCAAAGAAAATGGACACTTGGCGCACCAAGTACGGCTTTAAGTTAGTAGTAGACAATGACGATTACTGGGAACTTAGCGAAAGCCATTTGTTATATTGGAGATACAAGTATAATAACATACCTAAATTAATTACAGATTACTTACAGATAGCAGACCTATGTACCTGCACTCACGAAAGGTTAGCAAGTGAGATAAACATATACAATAAAAACGTTCACATATTACCAAACGCTTTACCTTATGGGCAAGAGCAGTTCCAGGACAACAAGACCGAAGATTACAAGGTTAGATTATTTTGGAGCGGAAGCGGAACGCACGAAAGGGATATAGAAATACTAAGGCAGCCGTTCAAAAGGCTACAAGGTATGAACATAAGAACTGTTATAGCAGGTTACAATGACGGAGAGAAGCCTATATGGGATAAAATGATTGACGCCTTTACTTGCGGACTAAAGCTAAACCCTACGATTTATAACTATGCAAGGGTTACGGAATATATGGGGGCATACACCGATAGCGATATTTCAGTTATTCCTTTGGTAGATAATAAGTTTAACGCTATGAAGTCGAACCTTAAGGTATTAGAAACGGCTGCTAAAAAGAACCCTGCCATAGTTAGCCACGTCAATCCTTATTTAGATATGCCGGTACATTACGTTAAAAGTCAAAAGGATTGGTACAAACATATAAGAGATTTAGTAAGCGATGCGGATATGCGTAAGGAAAGCGGACAAAAGTTATTTGACTTCTGCAAAAAGAAGTATAACTTTGACGAGATAAATTTAGACCGAAAGTATATTTATAGTAAACTATGCCAGTAATAAAATGCTCAAACGGGAAATATAGAATAGGTTCAGGCGGTTGCGTTTATGAAACCGAGGAAAAGGCAATGCAAGTTTGGAAGGCTATCCTTGCAGGTGGCAATTTTGCCGAAAGCTATACCGATTACCCTGAAAGTGCAACTAACAACGCAAAACGTGCTTTAGAATGGGTAGAGAAACACGGGTGGGGTTCTTGCGGAGAAGCAACAGGCAAAGCAAGAGCAAACCAATTAGCTAATAGAGAAGGAATAAGTAGAGATACTATTGCTCGTATGGCTTCATTTAAAAGACATCAGCAGCATAAAGACGTACCTTATAGTGAAGGTTGTGGCGGTTTGATGTGGGATGCTTGGGGCGGTACAAGTGGGGTTGAATGGGCAATTAACAAACTAAAAGAAATAGACGGAAAATAATTTGCATACTTAAATTTTTTAATTATTAATCAACGGAAAATTTAATGGGGAAAGTATGCAGAAACACACACAAATTTATTTGCAGGGAATGGGGTATAAAAAAACGGACTTCATTCCTTGCGAAGTGTGTGGCTCACAAGCGGTAGATATACATCATATTGAAGCGAGGGGTATGGGTGGAAGCAAAGATAAAGACACGATAGAAAACCTAATGGGACTTTGTAGACAACATCATATAGAGTACGGAGATAAGAAACAATATAAAGAGTTTTTAAAAGAGATACACTTAAAAAATATACCCAATGGCAAAAGGTAACGAGAATAAAAACAAAATTAGCTTTGGCAAACGCAAAAGAGGTTCTGCAAAGAAGTCCTTTAATAAGCACACGCCAAGAGAAAAAGCTTATAGAGGTCAAGGCAGATGAGAAAGTTAAACGCTATATGGCTACTCCTTACGCACAAAGCTTACTTCCTTGCAGTATGTAAGACGGGTAGAAACGGAGACGATATGACAACGATAGGACACTACACCTATGCAATGGCAGAAACTTTAATCAATAAGCATATAGCAGACGTAGATACTTACTTAGATCAAGAAGACGCAATAGACGAAGCAAACGATATAATCAACGGAATACTATGATACAAAACGTACCAATCAACACAGTTAAAGCAAACCCTAACAACCCCAGGATAATTAAAGACGATAAGTTTGCAAAGCTCGTAAAGTCAATTAACGAGTTCCCACAAATGCTAAAGCTTAGACCTATTGTTGTAAATGACGATATGGTTGTACTTGGTGGCAATATGCGACTTAAGGCTTGTAAAGAAGCAGGACTTAAAGAGATACCTATTATTAAAGCAAGTGAATTAACCGAGCAGCAGCAAAAAGAATTTATAGTTAAAGACAACGTAGGCTATGGCGAATGGGATTGGAACGATTTAGCTAATAATTGGGATGCAGATCAATTACAAGATTGGGGATTAGATATACCAGGTTTTGATGCAGAAGTTATAGAAGCTGAGGAAGACGACTTTGCAGTTCCAGACGGGGGAATAGAAACGGATATAGTATTAGGGGATTTATTCGAGATAGGAGAACACAGATTGCTTTGTGGCGATAGCACGGATAGCGACCAAGTGGCAAAGCTAATGAACGGGCAGAAGGCTGATATGGTATTTACAGACCCACCTTATAATGTTGCTTATGAAGGTGGTAGCAAAAAAAGAGATGCTATTGCAAATGATAAAATAAATGACTTTTATAAATTTCTTTACGATGTTTATACTAATTGCTTTTTATTTATGAATGATGGTAGTCCAATTTATGTTGCACATAGTGAATTAGAAAGAGCAAATTTTATTTTGGCTTTTGTTGATGCAGGGTTTAAATATTCAAGTATTATAGTTTGGGTTAAAAACAATAGTACATTTTCAATGAATAAAGACTATAAATGGAAGCACGAACCTATAATATATGGGTGGAAACAAGGTAAAGAAAGAGTATGGAAAGGAGATAATAAACAAGATACTGTATGGAATATTGATAGACCATCAAGAAGTGAAGAACATCCTACAATGAAACCTATTGAATTATGTGAAAAGGCAATCAAAAATAGTTCTATTGAAAATTCATTAATATTTGAACCATTTACAGGTTCAGGTTCAACAATGGTATCAGCACATCAACTTAAAAGGAAGTGCTACGGAATGGAACTCGACCCTAAGTACTGCCAAGTAATAGTAGACAGGATGCGTAAACTTGACCCAACATTAGTTATTAAAAAGAACGGGTTACCTATTTAAAATAGTGAGATAATAGAGAAGATATGGCTAACGAACAAAATTTGAAACCATTTAAGAAAGGCGAGGTGGCTAACCCAAATGGCAGACCCAGGAAGTATGTAAGCCTACTTAAAGAGCAGGGATATAAACTTGCTGAGATAAACGATACCATACAAGCTATGATGTCAATGGACTTAGACGAACTTAAAACAGTATGGGATAACCCAAAGGCAACAATACTTGAAAAAACGATTGCAGCAGCTATGCGTAAAAGCTTAGAGAAGGGAAGCCTTTATAGTTTAGAAACTTTGCTAACCCGTGTTTATGGTAAGCCTAAAGAACAAATGGATATACAAACAGATAACAGGATTGAGATAGTATTTGTAGACGGCAAGACAATACTTTAATGCGGATAGAACTACCTAACGGACATATAAACCAAAAGAAGATACTTGACTGCGAAGCCAGGTACATAGTTGTTATGTGCGGTAGAAGGTTCGGCAAATCTGAGTTAAGCCAGATCAAATGTATTACAACCGCAATCAAAGGCGGTCAGGTTGCTTACATAACACCGACCTACAAATTAGCAAAGGTATTCTTTGAGAAGTTATGCAATAGCCTTCCGTTCCCTAATAACAAATCGGACTTAAATATCAGCTTCCCAAATGGTGGCAAGGTCGAGTTCTTTACAGGGGAACGCTTGGATAACTTAAGAGGGCGCAAATTTAACCTGGTAATAGTAGACGAGGCTTCCTTTATACCTAACCTTGAAGATGGGTGGCTAAATTCAATAAGACCTACCTTAACGGACTACAAGGGTAAGGCTATATTCCTTAGCACCCCTAAAGGTAAAAACTACTTCTTTAGTTTGTTTAGCAAAGCAGAACCCGATTGGCAAAGCTTTAAATTTACTACATACGATAACCCTTACATAGACCCGAACGAGAT